CGGAATACACGATACTCATCTTTACCAATAGAGAACGTAACTTCTACCTTGCAACTCTTCTCATTGATACTGTTTACCAGTTGACCTTTGTTAATCTTCCTGAATGGTTTATTAAACAAAGCAAAACACAGGGCGTCCAACATAGTGGACTTCCCTGCGCCATTGTCTCCAACAATCAATGTTGATGGTGATTCACAAAAATCAATCTCAGTCCACTGGTCACCTGTAGAGAGAAAGTTTTTCCAGCGAATAGTTTCAAAAGTAATCATTACGGGGGAATAATCAGATCGTCTTTTTTAATAACAGAATAGGAGTATCCATATGTATTGCAGTTAATGGCAATAACATTTTTGTCAACTTCAGTGACTTCTAAATGGTCTGCATAGTCTTCAGCATTTAATTGTAGCACATATCTTTCAGCATCGTCTCTATCTTCAAATACAGTCACTGTTTTGGTATAGTCTTTGCTATTTACAGCGTAGATACCACCTGATTTTGTATCTGTTAAAACGAACATTAGATTTCTGCGGCTTCCATGTACAACGATCTCATAACATTTTTAATGTTGGACTTGTTCACCTTAAGATCTATTTCATCTATGTAGTTATCAAGAAGAGTCATCGTATCTTCGGATTCCAGAACTTCAGAATTTCCTGTTTCAACACTCAAGTCTTCAATAATTTTTAGATCACCAAGACCCATGTCTTGAAGTTGACTTACAGCATAATCAAATTTTGCATAGTCACCCTTCTCTTCAACGATTAGTTTGACATATGCTCCTTTGAGTTCGGAAGCATCTGGTAAAACAACCCCACCATTATAATAAAGCTTATGAAAGATGTCAAAAGGATTCCTGTAGAAAGTTGTTCTAAAAGTTTCTGTGTTGAGGACATGAAATCCTCTTTTACATCCGTAGTCATTCCAATACAGTTGATATGGGTTGCCAAGATATGTAATATTTTTCTTAGAAGATTTCATGTGATAATGACCACTAAACACCTTTGCAAATTTTGAAAAGTGTTTAGCATCCATACCATTATTCATCACATGACCAGGATGTGCTTCAAAACCGTTAAGCTCAAGATGACCCATACAGATAGGAGCATTACTTTCGGTAACAACTCGTAGGGATTCTTCTCGGTTCTTGTAGTAAATATCATGATTGCCTACAAGCATGTGCATACGAACATTCCTCTCTTGAAGAGGATTGAACCACATTTCTTTCGCTGCTTCCAGCGACATAAAGTTGATAGATCGACGTTTGTCAAAGGTATCTCCTAAAGCAATGACCGTATCAATCTTATGTGCATCTATGAAAGGAAGCACAACATCTTTATAAAACTTTCTGTAATGATCAATAAATGACGGGTTATCATTACGAACACCGAAGTGTTGATCGGTAATCAAAAGAATTTTCATAATTAATTCCAAGAAAAACTTAGAGTTACTCTAGGTTCTGTAATAACAGGTTGATGATATTCTCCCTTTGTGATAAGGACACTATCACCTGGGTTTAAAGTATATGATAAATCATTATCAAAGTTATATGCGACCGTTCCAATAGCAGCGACTATCAAAACGTTCATCGTATCTTTATGGCGTCCATAGGTAGAACTATTATTACCAAAAGATGTATAAACATGCATCTCAGCAACATCTAGTTCTGCTTTCACTTCATTAAATGCATTCAGGATAGACCCTGGATAATAGTTGGAATGAAGTGCAAAGGTTGGTGGTGTTTTTGGATCTTTGGCAACAAAATTTACTGTTTCATTTTTAAATTCAAATCCAATTTTATCAATCACATCAGACCAATCTACAGATTTTACAACTTCAAAATGATTTTTAGTAAATTCAATCACCAGATTTTTTTCCTTTCTCTAAATCACGAAGGCGTTTCCGCCAATAATCATCTTCACGCTGTTGCTGTTGCTCTTCTTGCTTTTCGGTCATCGTTTTGAGTTCATCTCTACGCGGGACTTGATTTGATTATACCCTGAATCCGTGTCACCGTCAACAGTGAACACATGATCATAACCAGACTTCTCCAGGATTTTATCTTTAATATCTAGTTGTCTTTTCTCTTTAGCAATTCTTCTTAGAAAAGCATAATAAACAATCTGCGTGAAATATGCAAAAGGATTTTTTGATTTTGCTGGATTAAAATTGTCAATGTATTGAATACAATTTTCAATACCATCACAAACCATGTCATCCTTATACATGTAGTTAATAAAGTTTGGTCTGTATGACAAGTGAGTTGCAATCTTTAAAAAACAACTACCAATATAATTTCCTACCCTAGGTTTATTAGGACTCTTCCAAGTCTTTAGAGTAGTAAACTGCTCATCAGAATCCATATCAGCGAGACCTGGGATTTCTTTTACCGCAGCATTATATACTCGTTCCTTGTACTTGATAATAGCAGCAAGGAACTCTTGGTTATCAACGTAATGTTGTTTTTGTTTTTTAGTAGTTGTTTTCATATAGTAACTTGCTTTATGTACATTATAACACACTTGACAATCTTGTCAATTCTCTGTAGAATAACCATGTAAGGGTTCAAGACAAGTTATAGCTTTAATCAAATAATGAAGGTTGTGAAGGATTTTTATAACATGCCTCTAGTAAATGACGAGCGGCACTCACGTTTCCTAGATACCCCATTTCGGGTTCTAGTTCCATTTGTGAATCAGACTTTTTTTCATCGTCCTCATCAAGGTTGAATGATTCATATAAAAAGATAACTTCCTTGCTCATTGAAGAAACTAGTAAGATATCTTTTTCCCGTAATATAAAGAAATCTTCATCAGAAAACTGCATCCACTTTGCAAATCCTATTCCTCTGACGGTGCGCCCTTCTTCAGTTTCTTTCGTAACAATTTGGGTACAAACTGGGTTTTGAATGAAGACCAAAGTTTCCCCATTGTCTTCCGTAAGTACAGCTTTGCCAAGTACCTCTTCTCCATTGAGGAGCTTGAATATTCCGTAGAATTCTTCGTCATGTCTTGCGTAGTTAATCATAAGCCTTTACTTTTACATCTATGATTTCATATTGAAATTTTTCTTCGTTATATACCTTGACTCTCTCCATCAAATGATTGAGGGTATAGTTATTACCTCTATCAGTGGAGATATCGTCTGCAATATCATATAATGTTGCTTGTGATTTATTTTCTCCTTTCCTCAGAACACGACCTATAGATTGAAGGTTCCTCACTCTGGACTTAGAAGGACTGGCGAAAATAACGTTATGTAATCTTTTGATGTTGATGCCTGTAGAAAAAGTCCCATAAGAAGCAACGATGATTGCATTATCAGATTGTTCAGTAAGCAATCTAATGTCTTCGCGGTCATCAACATCGACCCCACCATGCACAAAATGCACGGGTCTATCTGTGTGACTATTTATCATGTTGTAAAGCGGCACTCCATGACGCTCTACATAGTTGAAGAGGACTAGTGTATTTCCTTTAAGATCACACGCAAGATTACGAATAAATTTATTTCTACCTTCATGCTCTACAAGATAACCAATTTCATCTTGGTATCCTTCAAAGAGTTTTTCCTCGTGCTTCATTAGCACAATCTTTACTTTGAGTTTGGCAACATGACCTGCTGCCATCAATTGATTAGTTCTTGTTACCTGAGAGCATCTACCAAAGACACCCTCTAAAACTAACTGATTGACGTTTGCACCATCAAGTGTTCCTGTAAATCCAACACGATACTTACACCCATGCAACTTACCCATAAGAGAAGTAAGAGATTTGGCTTTGAAAAGGTGCGCCTCGTCACCAATAACAACATCAAACCTGTCAAACCACTTACGAGGTTCTTTATAGATCGATTGCCAAGTGGTAATTACCACCTGATGGTCCGTGTATTTTTCTGCCCCCGCATATATTTTGTGGCAGTTTTCGGTAGACATCCATCCGTATTCTTGAAAGTCTTTATACATCTGCTCGACAAGAGAAGTAGTCGGGACTACAATTAATACTTCTCTACCAACATTTACATGGAATCTAACTAATGCATAGATCATTAACGATTTGCCTGATGCTGTCGGTGACAGCAGGAGTCGCCTATTATATTTTAACGCTTCATAGATCGCTTTATATTGATAATCTCGTACCTTCAGATTCGGGGGTAGGTGCAGTGATTTTACGAACCCTACAACCGACTTGGGAGTAACAAACTCGTTCTGTTCTAATGGGTGACCGAAATACTTACAATCTTCCATTCGATATTTGTATCCCTTTTCATCCGCCCAGTCCATGAGATAGTCTAAGAGACCGCAATAAATCTCTCCTGTTGCTGGGGAATAAAGGCGTATTTTTCCATCCCATCCTTTCCATCTACGTTGTTTCTGCATAAACTTTGCAGACTCTACCTCAAAGGTAAAGAAGTCTGCTAATTCATAATTGATATGAGGTTCTGCCTCAACCTTAAGATATACTTCATTCTTCTTACGAACAATCAAATCATACATATGGAGGACCAGTAAACCATGCTACAATAGATTTCCTAACGCCCGATGTTACTGGAGTAACTCGATGCCACATAGTGCTAGGAAAGAAAATGGCGGTTCCCTTCTCCAGTTTATAAGACTGGTATCTGGGATCCGTACCTGGTTTATATAGTTCCAAATCCAAGTCGCCCCCTTCATATTCATCTGGGTTACTATAAAAAAGGGACATACTAATTTTTCTAACAGCAGGTTGTCTTTTGCGATTGACTAAAATTGTTGGGTGTTGATCTATATGCCATTCGTATTTACCACCTACGGGGTATACTCCAAATTGAACTGGTTCTACCTCATCAACATTTAAAAACCACCCCATTTCTTGATTGGCATGTTTAACCATCTTCATTAGAAGTTGATCTAAATCGTAGTTTTTTATCCAAACATGCTCAGAATTTCTTTTTGTACTATCTGTGCCTTCTTGAAGTTCACTCTTTTGCCAATCTAATTTGGTTTCTTGTATAGACTTTCTAACTACATTCATTGCTTCATCTGTGAGATTCATGATGTAGCTTTGATATCCGTATCCAATCATGATAAATTAAAATCCACTTTGAAATTTTTTCCATTCAATAGCGTTCTTTATATGATAAGTGCGACTATTAATCATACGTAGAACACCATCAAGAAATGATAGTACTTGATCTATATAATCAATTTTAAATTGTAGTTTTGTAATATCTTCATCCGCATCAATAAACATTGTGATCTCTTCTTTAGTAGTAAGTTTGAGATCAAAAGGCATCTCTTTATATACAGAAGATGGTGCTTTACCTTTGTAGTACAACCACTTCTCTTTGATAAGACGTCTCATTTCAATCTCTCTTTCTTTTTTCATTAGAGAGTATGTATTATGAAACTCCATGTATTTCATATGGAGTTGGGGGATTGCTAGAGAGTCATTATCATGAAGATCATCATCCAGTTTGGAATCAGTCTTCCACATTTTTTGTAGGTTTTC